ATCCTTTGGTAGTTTTGGAGCTTTATTATTAAGTAAAGGTAAAGGATTATAACCTTCATAAATAAATTCTTCAGCAATATATATATAATTCATAATGATTTAAGTTTATTAATAGTAAGACAATTAGAAATTTTATCAGCATTCAAAGGATCAAAGACAATAAAGTATGATTTAACCTGTTTATTAATACCATGTTTTAATCTTATAAAATCAACTAATTGATGGTAATAATTTAATTGATCAATATCTAAATTTTCTACATTTTTCTTCGCATCAAAAATAAATATAGATTCAGAATTTTGACAAATATAATCAGGTATTTTAAGTTGCCAATTTAATGAGCTTTCAGTTTTGTACTTAATTCCAGGTTGATAAGATACCTTTTCAAATTTATTTTCTAAAATTTCTTTGATTAAAATTTCTTCAAGATTTGAATTATTGCTTGAATTTTTAGCAATATTAAACCTACTTTCATTTATATCACAAAGAAATTTAACACCATTAGATTTTAGAGTTTTATAAATTACAGACATTTTAACATTTTTAGGAATGTCATATCTAACCCTAAATAAATCTAAATGATTTTTTGAGTATTCAACATTATTGACAGTAATATTTAATTCCTGTTGATTTAATTTTTCCCAATCTGTATAATTAATATAAGCGTGATTTTTTGTTTTATCTCTGTAATTAGTGCATCCAACAAAATTAAAATTTTCAACGTATTTTAGTTTATTGCCACATTCACAAAGATATTCTTTATTATTGTAACGAATGTCATCAATAATTTTATCTTTTTCTCGGCGATTTTTTTTATATTCATTAAAAGAATTAATCCTTTTTACATAGTCTTTTTCTTCTTTTAAGATTAATTCATTTGTATAATCAACTTTAAATTCATTATACCATTTAACAAGTTTGTCATTAAATTGATTACAATAAATGACTGAGTACTCCTTAGAGTTGTTTTGCTTTTTAGCAAAGTAATCGATTCGCTGTTGTTTCTCAGTTGATGTTTCCCAGCGAGCATCTGTAATTTTTACCATAAAAATAAAATAAAAAACCCCTGAGTATCTATACGCAGCTACACATATAAATCCAAAGGGGCGAATAATTTTTAATATTCACTCGGTAGCTGACGAGTAATGCAAATATAAGCAAAATATTTTAAAACAAAACCCTTAAATGTTAAAATTAGCAATTAACAAAAATTTAACAAATAAAAATTTGGTGGCTATATTTATTCGCTTTATATTTGTCTTATCAAATTAAAACACACAATTATGACAACACAACTTGAGAAATTAAAAAAATGGTCTGAAGAGACTGGAATTAAACTTGAAAACTTTTATAGTATTGAGTTTTTTGCAGAGGATATAAAACTCTATGCACATTTCAATCAGGATTTATCATGTGATATCTATAACTTAGATTTTAAATTTTCTGTTATAGCAACTGGCTCAGTTAAATATACTTTAAACAACATAACAATTTATTTATCTTAATATGAAAACCTATTTTACTTTTATGTACAATGACCGCAAGTGTGAGGTTGAGATGTACGACACGAATAATACATCATGTGTAGCGACATTCCAGGTAGATTGTGAAACATTACTACAGCATGAGTTTAAACTTACTGATTTAGATTTATCATGTAAAGGCTCATATTTTACATGGGATTATTCAACTGAATCACCAAAAGAGGAGCAGTTTATATTTAATCCTTATTTAGATGGGTTTGAGTACTGCGAATCTGATGTTATTGATTATTTATGTAATGCTAACTTTGAACTTATAACATTATGAGTATAGTTAAAATTGCTGACTTGTATTCAGATATACAGGCAGCCGCACAGCAGGATCAGTTGCAGTATCTACTTAATCAAGATCCTAAGCCTGACTGGATTAAAACACATCCATATATTAAAGGATATAAGTACCTCCCGATTGACAAAGTTGAGTATTTATTAAAACGTATATTCAAAGCCTATAAGATTGAAGTCACCGATCAGGGGCAGTCATTTAATGGAGTTTATGTACGTGTACGTGTACATTATCAAAACCCAATAACAGGAGAATGGTTATTTCATGATGGTATCGGAGCTATGCAGTTACAAACTAAGCAAGGCAGCAGCCCGGCAGACTTAGGCAACATTAATAACGGAGCAGTGAGTATGGCTTTCCCGATGGCTAAGACATTGGCAATTAAAGATGCCTGTGATCATTTCGGAAGATTATTCGGAAGTGATTTAAATCGCAAAGATCTTGCACCTCATTCAATGGATGTAACTTTGCAAGAGAAAGCTGAAGAGGAACGCAATCGCTTACAGTTACTTTTAGAAAAAGCAGATACACCTGAGTTAAAAGCAAAAATTAAGAAACAGTATGAAGCACATAGTAAGTTTCAGCAAGGCAGTTGATAAGCTATTTGAACAAGATTTAAGCAAAGAACAAACATATAAACAATTAAAAAGATACATTAAATATTTATACAACAATGAAATACAGGGCATCGGCAATAGGCAAATTAATGACAGATTCACGAAGTAAATCGGAGGCACTGTCAGAAACCACTAAAAGTTATTTATTAGAATTGTGGATTGAACAAAATTACGGAAGGAAAAAAGTAATTGATAGCAAGTACATGAATAAAGGCATAGCAGTTGAGGAGCAATCTATTACTCTTTATTCATTGCATACTGGTGAATTCTATAAAAAGAATAACTATCGCCATCAGAATGATTACATTACAGGAGAGCCTGACATCATTACAGATGAATGCATCATTGATATAAAAAGTAGTTGGGATATTTTTACCTTTATGGCATCAAAGCATAGCAAGGCAATTAATAAGGATTATTATTGGCAGTTACAGGCTTATATGGATTTGTTTGGTAAAAAGTCAGCTAAGTTAGTTTATGTACTATCGAATACACCGGATGAGATTATAGAACGTGAAACGAGATTTCGTACCTGTGATCCAAAGGAATTTAACTTTGATGATATACCAACTGCGCAGCGTATCTGTGAGATTTCAGTTGATTATAACGAAGACGATATAAAAAGAATGTATAACCGTATAAACGAAGCAAATGAATACTATCAAAGCCTTAAAGCATGAGATTACTAAGATAGCCAATGAGAATGGCTTATGTAATATAAGAATGGAAATTGTAACTCATCTCAGTTCAGAAAATGAATACTATACAATTTATCACACAACTGATTGGGACAAACATACAATAATAGAAGCACACAATGAACAAGATTTAATAACAGAATTTAAAAATTATGCGACTAAAAACAGAAATTAAACAGAGAATTACTCCACGTATTAAAGCTGAGATATCAGAGCAAACAGGAGTACATTATGAAACGATAAGCAACTGGGTAAAAGGAGATCATCAGAATATTACACGTTATAAAGTATTATTAATTATAGCGAATGAGTTAAATATGATGATTCCAGATATGTTAGATTTTAGTACCTTTACGTTTGCCTGCCATTGTCATGGTGGAGGATGTGTAGGATATAAAGATGGTGTAATGATTAAACCTTGTAAGAAATGAAAAATAAACGTAACATCATTGAATACTTTTTATTTTGGCTTTCAATAGCAGCTATTACATTCCTCTTATTTATAGGACAATTATCAGCACAGCCGACTAAAAAGGAAGTTTATGAAGAGTTGATTAAAGCCAATGTAATTAATCCACACGCTGCATTTCAGATAATCATGGTAGAAACTGGACATCTTAAGAGTAGGATAGCATTAGAAGATCATAACTTATTTGGGCTTCATAACGGATGCAGTTACCTTCAGTTTGATTCATGGAGGGAATGTATATCCTACTTTGCAAAATTAGAATGTAAAATGTGGGATAAGTACCATAAATCAGGCGATTATTACGATTTCATTGCATGGTGGGGCTATAAAACAGGTACATCATGTAGTGTGAAGGATATTAAGTACAGTGAATATTTGAAACGCATTAAAGTGCATATTTATTAGTAAAACATACATTCCATTTAATAAAAGATTATTTAAAACGCATTAAATTGCATATTTATGAGTAAAACATTTCAACCAGTACATCGCCGGATGTTTGACGATGATACGAGCATACAAATCTATGAGGAGTATCTGCAAGGCAAAACCCATCCAATGCTCACTAAAAAATATAAATGCTATGCTGCTAATATTAGTAATGCAATAGAATACGGTAAGCATTTAATAGGATTAAAAAAAATGCTTTTTAAGCAGTTTGCAATTGAGCAGGCTGCAGCTCCTGTACCTGAAAAGAAAAGAATTAAATTAAAGAAACTTCCAAAGGATTACGGAGAGTTAACAGTTGGTGATGTAGATTGTGATTTGGTAGTTGTAACTTTTAAAAGTAAAATGAAATGAATGTATTAAGTTTATTCGATGGGATGTCATGTGGTCAGCAGGCATTAGAAAGGATTGGAATTAAAGTAGATAATTACTATGCATCTGAAGTAGATAAGTATGCAATAAAAGTAACGATGTCAAATTATCCTAATACTATTCAACTTGGAGATGTGAGAAATGTAAACGCTTCAAATTTGCCAAAGATTGATTTATTAATAGGTGGATCGCCTTGCCAATCATTCTCATTTGCAGGTAAAAGGAAAGGAATGAGTACAAAGGATGAGCAAGAGATATTGACTTTAGAGGATTATTTACAGCTTAAATCTGAACAGTATGAATTTGAAGGGCAGTCATATTTATTTTGGGAGTATATGAGATTACTGCATGAAGTAAAGCCTAAATATTTCTTATTGGAAAATGTGATGATGGGAGAGAAATGGGAGAAGGTATTAAGTAAAGCAATTGGAGTTAATCCAATAATGATTAACAGTAGTTTAGTATCTGCACAGAATAGGCAAAGATTATACTGGACAAATATAGGAATGAAACCTGCTGGATTATTTGGAGATTTAGAAAGTATTATTCAACAGCCAAAAGATAAAGGCATACTTTTAAAGGATATTTTAGAAAGTGAAGTTGATGACAAGTATTTTTTAAAACAAAATTCATTTATTTTTGATAGAATAAAAAACAAGCATCAATTTATTCCACGAATACCAAATGATTATGAAAAATCTAATTGTCTAAAAATTGGTGGTAAAGGTGTAGATGATTTAGTTGTACATACTGGGAATACTAATGCTGTGGAGGTTAGAAAAATTATTACTCATAATATACCAGAAATAGTTAATGTAAGAAAATATGAAGTAAATATTATTAAATTACAAGAGTGTTTAAAAAAACATAAAAAATTTAATAATAAAAAAATTTCTGAAGAATTAAATGTTAATAAAACAATGGTTGATCATTGGTTTAGAATAGATAATTATTTTTCAATTCCTGATAAAAATATATGGTTAAAATTAAAAAAATTACTTGATATTAAAACTGATGAATTTGATGAAAGTATAATGATATTTGAAGAAAAAATAAATATTTTTGATAAATCAAATAGAGTATATGATCAAAATGGAATTTCACCAACATTAACAAGTACATCATGTGATGAGAAAATTTTAATTAACTCACTTATCCGCAGATTAACCCCAATAGAATGTGAACGCTTACAAACCGTGAAAGATAATTATACTGCTCATGTATCAGATTCTCAAAGGTATAAGATGTTAGGAAACGGTTGGACTGTGGATGTAATTGCTCACATTTTTAGTTATTTGACTTCTTAGGTCTTCCCCTTTTAGGCTTACTTGCTTGAGCATACTCATTAATAATCTGCATCATCGTTTGACTTGCAAATGTATTTACTACTTCATTAAATCTACGATCAATAATATCAATAGGATCAGGCGAGAATATCTGTTCACCTGTTCTGAATAATAAATAACTCCCTGCATCAGGGTTTTTTGAGTTAGCAATAGTAATACTAACAACATGAAAAGGATTGACACGCATATAAAACTCATCCCCTAACTCATCAATCACTTTTACACCTACTAACATATAATCTTATTAATAATTTTTTTATTATCAAATTGATATTCTCCGTTTGCTTTTATTTCGATTGTAGCAAAGCCATTATTCCAATTATTGTAAGGCATATAATCTGGTGAAAGGTGGCAAAGACAGCCCATAGAATGCGTAACAGTAACATGATTATTTATATTTCTTTCAACGTGAGTAGTAGTCCTATGAAAATGACCTACGGCAATTGATGTATTAGCCTTTAAAAACATAGTACGAGCAGGATTAACACCGCCGGAAGTTGAAGGCATCTCATGACCATGAGCAATAATCATATTACCTGCCTCTATTAACTGTTTAGTTTTAACCTCTTTAATACCTAATTCACCGAAACGTAGCAATATATTTAACTGAAACTCATCGCAGTCCAATAATTCAGGGGCTTTTGCAATTAGCCATTTTTCCCAACGTTCATCGTGATTACCTATTTTAAAAACTATCTCATCAAAATGTTCAGTTAATCCTTTAAGAAATTCACGAGCCATTGTAAACTCCTCATTTATTCCTGGCTTACGAGGATCTTTATCAAAACGTGATAGTTTATACATATCCAACATATCACCATTGATGAGAACTTTATTAAATCCGTTTTCAATACCGTAGTTTAACGCAATTTCTAATGACTCCTCACAATGGTAAGGAAAATGAATATCATTTAAAATAAGCCATCTCCCCGTAGATAACTTAAAATTTTCTCTATCCTCATTTTTACTTTTAGGAATAATGATATGCTTAACCTGATTATCTTTTTTAACAGAATGACTTTTTTCACCTCTATAATTTCTTATCATTGTACGAGCAGAATCTAAATTAGTAAACTGCTCCGGCATCATATCGTATAACATACGAGATAATGCTCTTGTAGATGCCTTAGGGAACTTTTTACAAAGTAATTGAGCCTCTTTACCTACCTTCGTTTGTTTCATATAATTATTTTAAATAAACCATACGCAGCTGGGATAATCAATATTCCTATGATTATCCATAGCCACGAAGGTATATACTTTTTTTCTATATTAATTATCTCAGTTTTTTTCTCTTTAACGTATTTCTCTAACCATTCAACTGTTAAATCTTTAGCCTCACATTCTGCAACTAACCGACCATAGGCATCCTTAAAATAACGTAATTCCGTTCTACCTAATGAATCTCTGATTATGGTTACATTATTTGTTACTTTATCAATGGTTATTGTATCCCGTACAGTTGAGCCTTTAATAATGCTATCACGTTTGATTATAACAGTTTCTTTCTCATTATTAATAATGGTAGGCTGTTGAGTAGTACAGCTACTAATAAAAAATAGTATAATTATCCAATAATAATTTTGCATGATGCCTCGCTTTTTATTGCCCTGTATAATATAGGATAAATTTCCTCATATTTTGCCCTTGATTTTATTATAGTGCCTTTACCTACTCCACTTCCAACTAAATAACAGCCGGAGGTATCTTTGTCAGTATTTCCCCAATGAATCAACACCCGAGAAAAATTCGGTACTTCATCAATTGTTACTAAGGGATGCGGCTGTGCAAAATCCAAAGCTGCTGCTATGCTATCACGTTCAGCAGAAGCAAGTATTAAACCCTCTGAATTTACATAGTATGATTTACTAAAACGTGGAGATTGAGTTAATGAAAGTTTATAAGTTCCTGAAGGTATTGCAGTCTCGTGCTTTACTTTTACTTTACGGATTTCATCCTCAATACCATAACCCATTAACTGATTATTGAACTCATATAGATTGCCTTTGTATTTAAAATTACCATCAAAGAAAAACCTGCTTATAGTCCAGTTTTCATTGAATAAATACCTGTTTACAATTACATTTAAAAAATTTTGTCCCATAGTTTTAAAACTATTCCCCATCCAAAAGCTAAAGATATCATAATTCCACGTTCTATCCAAACTCTTTTTTTAGTTTCCTCAACGTGATGCTCAACCTTTTCTAATCTCTGCATGAATCCTTTATTGCCATAATCATCTCCAAGTAAAGCAGTTTTTATCTCCTTTACATCACTTTCAATCTGATTGAGTTTATCAATTAGTTCCATTCTCTTTCCCTTTAATTTTTTCTATTGTGTTAATACCTAACGCTAACAATCCGGCAGGTACAATGATTAACAATACTTCAGGCAAATGATTCCAATCATCATGAGTATAAGCCCAATGCAACCAACTAATAACAACAGGAGTAGTTAAAACAACCACAAACCAAAAACCAGTTAGCTTTTTTGATGAAGCACCACCTGGCAAGTTATCGAATGATTGTTTTATAAATTTTATCATGGAATACGAGTATTAATAGCTACGTGAGGCGTACAATTGTAGCAGATGTTATTAGGAAGTTGTATATAATTCAATACGTTGTTCATGCTTTCCTGATACTTTATAAGGTATTCAGTTTTCAAATTTATAGCATCATCCTTGTGAACAGTTGTTAAACTATTCAAACGCTTACTGTAAATAATTTCATCCATTAATTCAATTCCGAATTTGTAGAACATAGGTAGGGCAAAACGATTTGCCATATTGCAGATAAAATATTCATGATCACAACCGATTGAATAATCAACTGAAACACCATGAGTATGAAGTTCAGATTGCAATGATTGATTATTTATTGTAGCCGTTTGGTTTATTTTTATACCTCTACCTCCAGCGTATTGATTAAATAATTCATAACGAGCAAAACAACTTGTACACCCTTTTGGTAGTATAGTAGTTTCGTATGCATCAGCAAGCGAGCTATCAACTACAAAAATAAGGTTTAAAAATTGTCCGCTATTTTTATATTCTTTGTTTACGTTTAAAACAGTAGGTTCATTCGCAACAGTTGTAATAGGTAACGTATCTAATAACTCACCTGTAGTTAAGTTATATACCTTAACGTTAGTATTTACAGCAGCATCCCAAAATACTGTTATTGAGTTTATGTATAGTGATAAATAAGGGTAATTCTCTAATGAGATTTGAATACCTTTATATTTATTAGCTTCTAAATTAATTAATTTACGATCTTCTCTGTAGTATCCAGCAGTTTGGTTAGCTACTACAGTACCCATCTGAGAACGTGGGTTTAAGAAATTTTGAATTTCATGTTTCAGAAATTCGCTTGCCATTCTCCTTTTGTCTTCAAGCAGTTGCATCCCATCTGCAACCTGTTGAGTAGTTAAATATTCAGGCATTGATAAGTCAAAACCTGGCAAGTCATTTATATATATTTTGTTGGATTCTTTGGTTGTACAGCCATCCCAAATTAATACCTGATTTTCTAAACAACGCATAATTTTTGATTTTAAATATTAAAAATAAAGGGGGATGTCACCACCCCCCATTATTGATGGCAAGGAAAACAGGCATTATTTTAGTTGTCGATGTCGAATGCCAATACTCCGTTTACGCCTTCCATTACATCACCAGCCTGATACATATCAGCAGGTAAGAAAATGAAATCGTAAGCTAGAGCTACTCCGATCTCCCATACTTTTGTATTTGCATCAGTACAAGTGTACTTTGCATAATAATCGAAAGTTAAAGGAAGTTCAGGGTGAGTGATAGTACCTTGCTTCAAGCTATCATCATCGATTGCGAAGATATTACCTTCTCCACCGAATTCGTTATAAGTGATAACCTGAACAGTACCTGGAATAATAGAATATCCATAATCTACCTCAGCAGAGTTAGTTTGGATTTTAGGAGTATAAACGATAGTTACACCGCTATTAGTTGAGTAAACACCAGCATCAACTCCAAGATCGCCACAACAAGCAGCTCCTAAAGCCTTAGCGTATTTTTCCCAAGCAGCTCCACCGAAAACGTAAGGAGTTTGAGTAAACTCATTCGCCATGTTTTCAAAAGCTACATCTTCGATAGCGTTAGTAAGAATAGCACCTCCAGCAGTTTTAGTCTTAGTAACTTTAACTGAAGTAGTTCCAGCAGCATTACCATCGATAACATCAGAAGCGAAGTTACCAGAGTTTCCAATAACTGCAAGCGCAGCATCAGTTTCCATTTTCTGAATTAAAGCGTTCATCAACTTAAGTACTTCACGACCTAAGTAAGTAGAATCAGCTTCGCAACGAGTTTGAAGATCAGATAAAGTAAGTTTAAGACCGAAAGATGCTCCTACAGTAGGATCGATTTCGTAAACTTTAGAAGTTTCTCCATCAACTGAGAAACCTGAACAAGATACACGACCTGATTCAGAAACAGAAGATTCTAAGAAACGCTGTCCGTAAACAACCTCAACACCTTTTAAACCTCCAGCGCGGAAGTTGATTTGGTTTTGAATAACATCAGATTTGTTAATGTCTGATAATAAGAAACGAACTAAATTAACGTTGCCAAGTTTAAGGTTATCATAACCCCAAGCCATAGCCAATGATTCCTGTACGTTAGGACAAGATACAAATGAACTTAATTGTGACATGATTTATAGATTTAAAGTTAATTAATAATTGATTGCCTGTATTGCTGGCTAGCACTTGCGTATGATGTCCGCCGACACTTGAGTATTCAAAAGCAAATATATAGATATTTTTTTAATTAACAAATTTTTTTTAATTTTGAGGTATGGAAGACAAGGTAGTAAAACAGCTGTTGGATAAATACATCCAACGTTCAGAGGTGGGTATCAAAAAATACGGTACTACATTAGAACAAAACAATAATGATAATTTTCTTAAACACTTACAAGAGGAGCTGATGGATGCAAGCCTATACATTCAAAAGCTAATTGGTAAAAATGAAGTTAGGGAATGGGGACAGTTTGAAGTATTATTAGATTCTGATACTTGTAAAGTTAAAAGGATTACAGTTAATCCAGGACAACGGCTATCCTACCAATACCATCATAAACGTTCTGAAGTTTGGGTAATTGTGCAAGGCAAAGCCGAGTTAACTATTAACGATACAGTCATTGAAGTTGGCAAAGGTTTTCATGTTCACATTCCTAAACTATCAAAGCATAGAATAAAAAACATAGGTGAAACTGAACTTATATTTATTGAAACGCAAACTGGTGATTATTTTGGTGAGGATGATATTGTACGCTTATCTGATGATTACGGAAGGCAATAAAAAAGGGTGAGCATAAGCCCACCCCCAAAAACAACACACTATGAAAACACTATTTTCCTAATGCTGCTTTCATCTTAGCAGCGTGTTCTAACATTTTTCTAATTTGCTCCTCTTTTTTAGGATCGCCTGAAGGTGCTACAGTTGTTTTACCAATTGTGATTCCTTTGGCTTGATTAGATTTAAATTTATTCGCTTTTTTCAAGACTGATTCAAATAGTTTATCAGCAGTCATTTGAGTAACTCCATCCTTTACTATATTCCCATCAGCATCGAATACTAATAAACGTTCACCTTCTTTTTTGAAAGTATATTTACCTTCTATCTCAGCATTCCATACGCCTTGTTTAACGTAGTTATCCGCACCATCAACCCAGTTAGCTGAACTGAATGTGCTTTGAATAGCTTGAGTTAATAGGTATTGACTTAGTTTGGTTTCGCCTTCGCTACGAGCTGATTCAACTTCTAAGGTAAGTTTCTCAACTTTATCTTGAGCCTCACGATTCAACTGCTCATATTGTGCAAGTTGTTTCTTTGCCTCTTCAAGTTCTTTATCAGTCGCTGCTGATGGCTTAGACTTTTTAAGGTCTTCAATCTCAGTTTTAAAAGTTGATATTCTTTGCTCAATGAGTTCTGTCATTTCATCAAAGTTTTTACCCTTAGCCTCTTCGCCTAAGAATTTTTTAAACTTAGATTCAGCAGTTCCTCGAGCCTTACCAAAAGCTGCATCAACTTCCTTTTTGTGAAGTTCCATATCAATAAACCGTTGACCTGCTAAATTTTTAACATCGTCTAAGGTCGTTTCTTCTGTAGCTTCAAAGTCTGGTAGTATAACTTTGATTGCCTCAATCTGTTCATTAGTTAGTGCCATCTTCTACTTTTTTAGATTTTTTACTTGCCATTTGAGATTCTAATTCAGCTATCTTTGCCTGCAATGCTGCATTAGTTTCTTTTAAAGATTCAACTTCACGTTGTTCAACGATCTTAGGTTGTTTAATTCCATATTCAGCCCAAAGACCTTTTTCATAATCTTCAACTAACATTAATCCCTGATCACCGAATTTTTTCTTAAAATCTTTGTTCAGAGTTACTGCCTTGTTAAATTTTACAATTTGTCCTAACGGCATTGGTTTAAATTTACCGTTGCGTTCACTTCTACGGTTATCAACACGTATAAATTCAACGCTTTTTCTGTTTGAGATTACCTTTTCCTCCATATATATACTAATTAAAAATTACACTTTTGATATTGTTTCAGCAGATGTCAAGGTTGGTATATTTGGAGTTCCAAGTTGAGCCCTTGCGTCTTCCTCAGTTAATCCAAATCTATCCTGTACTAACGCTACAGCAGCGTCCAAATCATATAGACCTGAAGCTACAGCCTTAACTATCTCAATCATTCCTGTCAATCCACCAACAGACCCTCTCAGTTCAGCTGTACTATCCATAGCGTTTGACGTGGTAGACGCAAGTATATCAGCTGCCGCTGTTTGTGGTGCAGGTTGTAAAGTAAATAGAATCTTATTTGCTTTGTCTACAAACAATTGTTTCTTTTCATCTAGTGATAAATCAACAAATGTTTCAAGTCCAATTTCATCAAGAATTTCTTTATAAATTGTACTGAATGAATCGTGAATTATAGCCTCAGTTTTTGTACAAGTAACTCCAATCATTGTTCTAATTGTCATGGAATCCTTAGACCATAACCTATCAATCTGCATAGCTAATTCAGTTTCATATTCAGCTGCTGCATTTGTATTGAAACGAGTATTTGTACTTTCGTTAATCAACTCTTTAACATAAGGCTGCGGCAGGTTATTTTTTATTGCATCACCTATCTCAACTGTTATATCTTGATTTGTTCTAAAGCTGAAGTATGTAGGGCGGCGAATAGAAGGCATTTTAAAAGCTTCACCATATCTCATAAATCCTATACCTTCAATAGCGAACTCCATCAAATCAAAAAGTTCATTACTAAACTGTAATAAGAATGAATGAAACTCTTCCTTTTCTAATGCTGATCCAGTTGCTGTATTACTTTTAGCCTCCTCAGATTCAAATAAAAAATTAAATGCAGAACGTTTTTTCTCTTCAATTTGAGATTTTGTATATTCTAAAATATCTGAATTAGGTGCAGCGAACTGAATCGGAGGTGTCATTGCCAAATTATTATCTTGTCCAATGCCTCTTGTAGCAGCTATCTCATAAACTCCTGTGGGGCTATGGCTTGACTGTTTACCAGTTCCATTACAAGATGGACATTCTCCAAATTTACCTTTGTCTCCATACCAAATCTTACCATTATTACAAGCCTGTCCTAAATTATCTGTATAGTTACAACGATCTACAACGGCTATAATAATAGGAAACGCAAGCTTATAAGTTGACATCATTAAATTAGATGATAATCTAATAACATCATTCAAATCAGGCACCGCATCAATAAACCACGAATGATAATAAATATCGCCGTCTTCAGTTACAATTGGTTTACCTCCTAATCTACGAGCTGGAACGTAACCCCAGTTATGCTCATACATTAAAGTATATTCAAATACGGGTTTTTTATTTTCAACTCCAACCTGTTTAATTTTCCAATAGCTATTCTTATCAAAGAATTCAAATTCTATACCATCATGCTTATATTTACCATCAAATCCTATGTACTTAACTTTTTTATCAGTTATAATAAGCAAGTATTCGTTTTCATCAAATTCTACAATATCAAGTTCAGGAATGATATAAGCTACGGGGCTAATCATTTCTGATTGATCAGCGTGAAATATTTCATCTTCATCATAATAACCTGGTATATGATCAGGCTTAATTAAAAGAATTTGGTTCGGGTAATCAATTTTACGATCCCGTACAATGTCAAAGAAAAAAGATTCCAAGCTATGATACTCAGGATAATCAGAGTAAAAATAAGGTTTCTGTTCAGCATCCCATCCAGTTATAGAATAATTTTGCTTATTAGCAATTATTTTAGTTTTATTTTTAGCTCTATTCCAAGTTGAGTTTGTGTAAGATTCATACAGTCCCATCTGATATTCCCATTCATCAGGAGATTGATTAGGTGCTTTTGATCTTAAAATCTCATAAGGGAATACGCCTAATTTAGCATGGACAGCAACTATATCATGTTGCTTAATTGTTTCTTTATAAACATCATTAAAATCAGGGAGCCTATCATAATAAGCGTTTAGATTATATCCATTTTTGAATGAATACAATCTCTCTCCAACTTTATTCAATGTCATTTTGCTGACAGCCTCGCTAACCAGCTTATCAATAAAAGAAACTATTTCTTCCATTTAAATTTATTTAATTGGTCTTACCGGCTTCGGTCTTGGTTTGCTACAAGCTCCACATGGTTTCATAATTACAAATATAAATGTTTTTTTATTAATTACAAATTTTTATACCATCCTTTGTTATACACCAATATCTACCATCAAAAGTTGAACCATCAGATAAACCTGGTTCTAACTGCATAGCCAACCCATCCCATTCTATTTTAGGTATATTTATCAGCTGTTCTTTGCCTTCGTATATTGGATAGTTGTGAGAACCATGAAGCCCTATAATATCCATATACTTATCAATGCCTTCATAATCCATCCAGTTATAACGCTTAGACATGAACTGTTTAGGTATCTTTAAATCATGTATAGCTTTATTAATTACACATTGCTCGCCCCATTGCTTAGGTACATCGGTATAAATTTCGCAGCAATAATCCATTAAATGCTTATGATATTTACGGTTAACAGTATAAAAACCAGCGTTAAAATACTCTGATTTATCAATCCCTAACCTTTCGGCTTGCTTTTGTACGTCTCCCTTCCAAATCCTATCCCTCACACACCAAAAATACGGGCTTCCGTCTAAGTTCAAAGGGTTCCATTCGGCTATACAGTGCCAATCTGCATCGAAATAAACGTATGAATTAACAGTTGGTAGTATATCAAATATCTTGAACTTTAAATACCAGGTTTTCTCATTAAGATATTCTATTCCTTTACTTTCAATTTCAGGCAAATAAAAATCTAAATGCTTTTCTTCCAGTATAAACACATCTAAACCTGTATGTTTTCTGAACGCTTCAGCTGATTTTTCAGCGTAAAGTTTATACTTCTCTCCTATGCCAATCGTAACCCCTATCATTTGTAAAAAATTCCAGTTGTTCTGCCTTTAATATCTGTCATTGTCTTGTAAGATTTAAAATTTATCTTACTAATTAGCCCATCCAAATCAGTTATCTGATCTAAATCATGCATTGCTAGTACTCCGCCTTCGTTAATTAGTGTTGATAGTGCTATATATTCATTAACTACTATATCACCATGCTGAGCATCATGAAAAATATAGTCATATTTAGTTCTGTTATACCTTGCATTATTAATAAAATCCCAAGTTGAGCAGTCCTTTGATTCAATATAATTAACTCCATGTTTATGCCAGTAATTCTGCCTATAATCTGAAGATATTTCATCGCATAAATCAACTGAGGTTATGGATAATAAAGGATAAAAACGCTGAATGTAGGACAGTGCTAATGTGCTAACACCTAAATAACTGCCAATCTCTACAATAGTTTTACAATTACGTTCCAAGCCTGCATAAAATAGTTCATAAATATGATTAATATCAGTAGTATATCCATGACTATCATCAAGGCTTAAAATATCTCTTCGTGTTACTTGCAATAACTCATTAAACTCCATAATTCTTTATCTTTAATTTTGAAAATTCTATTCTCGTAATCCTGGTATCCAAATGATACAGACCATTCGCCGTTATCTAAAATTGCACCGCATGGGAATACTACAAAAACAACGTTGCAAGGTCGTGCAATACTCATATCAAAAAACTCACCCATAATTAACGGCTCTTTTGTGTATGCTATCGGTTTAAAAGGTGGCTTACTTTCAAAGGCATAAGCCCCAGCAAAATAAACACGACCCCATTTCTCTGAATTTAATTTATAAGATGAATGAAAAAAACTTAAATAGTAATCACCCATATTATACGCCGGAGTTCCACCTCTAAGATAGCCGTATTTAAACTCAGGATTCCATTCGTGTTCATAAATATTACCTTCTAAATCTACAACAGTATGAATAGGAGCTGTATTATAAACAAAATGTACTTTGTTATTATAATCAAATGGTGTCCAATTCTTTTCTCTGCCGTCATGCCCTACTCCGTTACGTTTTGGACTTTCTAAATAGCTACCTTTATCATTCTTTGATAAGTTTGCTAAAGCCATCTTATACCCATCAGTATAAGCTAACATTAAATCTCCGTTGCTTTCAAATAGTCTAGGGTCTTCAACGTGAAAACCTCTGAAGCTACTATATAAATCTAATAGTTTATTTGTCTTTTCAATCGGTTGGTAATTACTATCTAATTCAACAAGTCCTAACTTTTGATTCTCAAAGAAACGAGGCTGTGGCATCTCCATACGATAACAAAATAAATTCTTATCGTTGTATTTTATTATTGACCCGTTTAGCCAGTTCGTTACTTTCAAATCTCTTCCACGTTGATCCTTGTAGCTTTTAAGTAACAATTTAGAATCAATTAGAATCGTATCATTTATTTTTATATGTGTATCAAATTGACTTAATTCAGCTCTTAAATTCTGTTCTAAAATTGCCTGAGAATTATCAGTTTTAACTAATCTTACATTCGCTTTATGAACCATTTTATTTTTCATCAGCGTTTGTATCTTGTACGGATTATGCTTACCGAAAATATTCCTATGGATTTGTTGAGCATACAAATCATAATTTTTATAATGAAACGCATACTCGTGATGCTTACCACCCCAAAATGATAGGAATACAGAATCTTTTGCAAGTTGTGTAATTCCTTTTTTACCATTCATTTGGCAGGGGTACGTTGAACAGCTTTTATTAAATTCTACATTTAAACCAGTTTGTGCAGCCGCTACATCAAAGGCTAATTCATCAGGAAACTTATTACCCCATTTTGATTTATAATTAGGTATGTAATTTGCCTTAGCTTGTTTCCAAAACGCTTTGGCTTCCTTTGTTTTTTTAGTGTAAATAAATGATGAATTAATTTCTACAATTTTAAACTTCTCAGGCAGTTTATAAGCCTGTTTAAGTTCATCCCATTGCATCCAAATACAATCCCAGTTTGAATCCTGATAGTTATATTTTTTTACTATCTGTAAACCTACATGATTATTTTTACAAGCTTCAAATAACTGATTTAATGGAGCAATTGCAATGCTATCTGAATCTAAATAAATATTCTCATCATGTGAGAAGTAATCAAACAAAGATAGTTTACAATGTCCGGGCTGAAATTCATTATTGACATTATACGCTGTTTCATCTATTTTAATATTAGCATCAAAAACAAACTGTTCATTTATTGGTATGCTATTAAAGTTACCATCATGTAGTAACGTTACAAATAACTCAGGGCTGTGAAACTTAACTGATGCAGCTAAGTTTACAGCCCAATTATAATAAGAGTTATCTCTTAATGCGAGAATATAAACGCCCCTTGCCATAAGCGTTTGTTTATTATCCGAAGATACCCGCAGGAGCAGTATATAGAGTTGGGAATTCATCAGGAGCTGAACGCCACTGAGCAGTGTTTACATACTTCTGAAAATCTGCATTTAGATCATCAGTTGCAGGCAAACAAGTCCAAGTAACTGGCAATACAACTACTCTGATTTCATCCTCTTCAAAGTTATACCATGCTAAGTAAGTCTCACGACCGTTAAGAGTTTCGTAGAATGTATCGTTATTACTATCTACGTTAGGATCTTCAACGTTCAAAGTATGTTCTAACTTCATTAATACGTTAGCAGCACCTCTAGCACGTGGATTAGCAGCAGTTACAGGAGAAGCCTGTACATAAGTTGCTTTAATTTCTTTGATAATTTTTACATTACCAGCTGCAATCTGAGCAGTCCACTGAGCAGCATTACTGAAATCAGTAAAGCCATGATCTTTGTCGATGATAGCTACTGCAGAAATTCCAGGAATCTTATTAATTCCACAAGCGTTTTCGCTGTAGTTTGGCAAGTCATCGAAACAGTTGTTGTATGACATAATTTTTAAAGTTTACTAGTTTATAGACAAATATACAATTTTTTTTTAAATTCCAATTCTTTTTTTAATATTTTCAGGCAGATCATCAGGATCAATATTACCGTTCTCAATATTACGTTTAATAACACTTGTAGGTACATCTTTTAAACCTTTCGGTATAAAATCATGATTGCAATTATAACCCCCTGCCAAAGTAAATATAGTTCTAGGTGTTGTTCCTTTTGCTTGACCAGCCCATGTTTTTGTACCCCAACTTTCAATCTCTTTTTTATGATAAACTTTACCTGCCCTTTCTTGACAAAATGGTCTTGTAGTATCCATTAAACCACCTGCGTATTCAAAGAATTCAATACCTAAATCATCTGCAATAACCTTAGTCATGTTCCGTTCAGTTCCGGCGAATAAGTCTATAGCGTTCTGCCTTGCGTATCTTACTAAGTTACCTTCAATTTTATTATTACCTTGTATGGATGCAGATATACTGTCCACCATATCCCCAAAAGTATCACTATTAGTTATTGAATCTTGAAGTAAAATTTTAAAATCATCAACAGCAGTAACTACAGCCGATTCAGCAAGTAATTCAATTGCAGTTTTTTTACTTGTTTCGTAAACAGCTTTATAAATATTTTTATAATCAAATTTACCTAGCGCACCCTGTAAATATTCTACATTTAAAGCGTTCTGCAAATCCATTTCTTTGGCAAAAAAAGTTACTGAATCTGTATAACCTTGAGCATACAATTCATCTCTATATTTTTCACCTATGGTTTCAATTAAAGCTAGGTTATAATTATTCAATAATATTTCACCTTCTACATCTAGTTGTAACTTATTTAAATCCCTTAGAATAGCTTTAAATACCTTTATTTGAGTCTTCTCTACTTGCGTAGCAAACTGATCAGGTATTGTTTCTAAACGCTTTAATTTTTCCTCTAATATGGTTGCCAACTTTGCCATAATTAAAACCTATTTTCTAAATTTGTTTGATCTACTTTTGATACTTCTACAATTACCTTAGCAAGCTCAGAGTTATCATCCCAATCAGGCGTATAATCACCAGTTCTTATATAAGCTACATCCTGGATAGTAACTGTACGATGTGATAAACCAACTGCCAAAGCGTTATGCAAGTATTCAGGTATTGGGCTGATTGCAAGCTCCTCAATCTTTTGCCCGTTGTAATAAGGCATACCCATTCTACCTAAACTATTTTTGAAAGGAGAAAATTCTAAATCATTTATCTTAGCATTCCTAACCCTTGCATTTAAACGTACTGAGTTAGTGAAACCGTCTTGATACCAATATCCAAATGAATTAGTATTGTTTGTCCATGATATTTTTATAGTACAGTTATCCTGATCGCAAACATGAAAACATTCACTCTTACCATCTACAACTAAATCATCAGAAGCTACTGTAACAGATATGTTATCTATACTTAATGTTGTACTTGTTGTGGAAGCTACAATCTGAAACATCGAATCAAATGCAATGCCTGGAGTTATTGTAAAGCTATACGTTCCATTTAATGAATACGTTGCAGAAGATGTTGTTCCTAATACAAAATAAACTCCGCCCTCTGTTCTATTGCTTATTGTGAAAGTTACTGTATAGCTTGTAGTTCCATCGAATACAATAGCTTCATTTCCACAATATAAATAGTTTGTAGCCGTATCAGTTATAGCCCTTGCAGATACAAAGTTTAATTTTCCTTCTGAAATATTGGTAAAGCTAGTTAATTCCCATCCTCCATCACTTTCAAAATCTCCATTAGGTAGTGTGTTTGTTAATTGACATCCTACGTTATCGTAAATCCAAAATCTATAACATCCACAATAATCCTCTCCAAGTTGACCACCCCATGAACCCTGAACAACTACGTTACCAATATTTAAACTGTCGCTTGTTTCTACATGAGTTGTTGAGCTGATTAAATTATCAGATAAATCTCTAATTTCTATTAAATATGTTTGGTTTAATTCTAATGCATTTATAGCACTTATGTTACCAATAAAATCAGCAGTATAATCAAAATCTATTTTAGAAGTTGATAGCATTTGACCGTAAAATGTATACGTTCCGTTTGCTCCTATCGTACCTATTGCATTATTACCTAATTTAACAGTAAACGCCCCTGATACATAATCAGTAACTGATAAACTTACTTTATACCAATTACCTACGATACCCGTATTTAAAGCAAAACCACCTGTATTATTTGTATTTGAAAACGTAAAAGTATTGTTATCAAAGTATACTCCTGTATCTACATTAATATTATATATTTTATAGTTCTTTGGAGTGGCTGTAAATATATCATCGAACAAACCAACCGTTGTGGCTGTTATACTTCCAGTAACTGTAGATGATAAATTATCTGATGTATTCACTACAAGCTTTCCAGTCGTAACTCCACTTGCAAAAAACGAAGCTCCGGAATCTACAAGCTGATTAGCTACTACGCTTGTGTTAGCACCGAACACAATTGGATTAGCTATTAATTCATCGAACAAATTGCTACCGATTGTTGAAGCTTTGTACTGAAAACCATAACTATCGGTTATATCCGCCTCTTGACAAAATGAAGGCGTTATAAAATCACAATCGTAAATTCTACGTTGATCGTATGCAGAGTTCTGAAATATACTTGCATCGTTAGGACCACGACCTGTTATCTTATAAAATTGTACGGGACTGTTTTGTAAATATTGTATTGGCATAACACAAAGATATTAAATTCCTGATTTCTTTCGCAATAATCTTACTGTTGTTTCGCCTGTTATTACATTCCTATTAATCTCTTCAGGATAACCTAAGTCAAACTTATTCTCTCCATACTGAACGTTAAGGTATTTGTAAGGCGTAGCCTTTAAATTATTCCAAGTTGTAGAATCTAATTTATTATTGAATTCTAAATTAACTACAAAGGCTTCATCTGCTGAACCAGGTTGGTAAACACCGCCACCGTTAGCTACAGCGTTACAATTAAAAAAACTTTCAGCAATATAACCCCATAACCCATTGAACTGTCCAGTAGGTGCAAATGGTGCAGATGTTGAACTTGGGCGAGCTATAACGCAATAGATTAAATCACCAGCCTCGCAATTAAATACTCCATTAATCCAACCTGAAATACTTGGATACCATTCCGTTCCATTAGGTACAAACAAAACATCCTGAGAAACAGGTACTGATTTTAATACTGTATTAGCTGAATCAGTATGCCACATCTCACATTGGAAAAAAGAAAACCCTGTATAGTTTGCATTCTTAATTCCTATAGCAGATTGAAACTCATAAGCCCCATCCGCGGGAACTGTATAAATTCCAGTTACAGGATCATAGTTGGAGTTAGGGTCTGTTATCTCAATATCAAAACGAATTCTTTTATAATCAGAATTAAATGTATTAAAGAAATACAATGCATTACTTGATTGATTATATGTATTCGTTTCAGCACTGAACACATCGTTACCGTCTCCTAAGTAAATAGCTACATCCTGAGGTATAGAACCTTGATGCCTTGTTAATACATTTGCATTAGAATAAAAATCATTATAATAATATTGAGTTATACCGCCAAATGTAAACTCTGATTTATACGCTAAAATATCACTTCCTTTACTTTCGTTTTTATCTAAGTGAACAAGTATTGTATCTTCATCATCAGTTGGGTTACCGTCTGGTTTATATATTTTATAGTTATCAAAAGGACCATTAAATATATCATCCTGTAATGTTAATACTTGAGCAGTTACAGCGGTTATGTAAGTGTATGTATTATCCAATGAATTGTACGCAATATCCCCAACTTGTACATCTGCATTTGTAAAATCAGCCGCAGGGTCTTCTAATTCAAATGGATTATTAGCAAAGTTAGTATAACTTTCAGCTATCAATTGGGCAGTTGTAAAGCCACTAACAGAAGGTAAGTTTTGACGTATTGAATTGCTATGTATAATTACATTTTGCATTCTTAAGTCAAACTCTGAATCAATATTACACTGTCCTTTTAAATGATACTCCTCTTGATTTTGATAAGCTAATGGTACATCAGGTAATGGAAAATCTTCAGGGCGTGTTGAACATCCTATGATAATCCTAGCGTATTGTCGATCTATATTTATCTTTTCAATTAATGAATCAACAGTTGTAAAATATATATTGCTATCCTGTTGTTTATAATAATCGTAATCTTCAATACGGATTAACGGTCTATTGTTTGCTTGCCTTTCAACTGAGATAGCAAGGTTTAGCAACTTTTGAACATCAGTAAATAATTCCTCAAATGAAATGTAAATATCTACTCCAGTTCCTGTTTTTAATTCTAGTGCATTTATTAAAGCTGTCCACGCCGCCTCTGTATCATTTGATGGTGAACCTATATTATAAGTTAAATAGTTACTGTCAAAATCAACAGTATCATCAGTCATCGCCGCGATTAGAAAATTGAATGCATCGTATAAAAACATTCCAGTTCTTTTTGCAGGTTCTAATCCAACCGCTTCATCATCAAAATACCTACCGTAAAATGGAGAAAAGAAATTAAATGTATTGTATAGTACTGTTCTACTGCTAATATCTACATCATTCTTTGAACGTGGAACGCCTAGTTTAAACTTTATATTTTTATTGTTATCAATCTTTGCCATGAATGAATCATCCACGATCTCACAAATAGCTTGAGATTTTACCTTATCCCATTCAATATCAGATGTTTTTATAAACCCTCTAAATACTAATTCATTTTCCTCAACTTTTAGGATGTCAATAGAAACCTCTTCACAATAGTTATTATCAAAAATATTTCTAAGCGTTTCATAATCTTCATTAAAAAACGTTACCGTTCCCTCGAGTTCTAAAAAATATCCTTTTAATACTTCTGAATAATACAGCCTTTCGCTTATATCGTTAGCTCCTATCGGAGGGTTTATACATTCAGTTCCGTTTAAGATAAATTTAAGCATATCCTCCTCGTTTCTTATTGTTTCTACTCATAGCCTTTGACAAAGTATGAAACCCTGATTGATTAATATTAGAGTTTTTTTCCAATGATCTGTACAATCTATAATCATCAAAGATACTATTTACTTTTAAAGCCTCTGCAATGTTCTGAGCTAAATCTTTATTCCTTGCCTGCTCTACTGCCGGAGCTACCCAGTTGCTCATGATATAATCATCTAAATTACCTTTGATCCACGCCGAAGCTAAACCAGGATATTTATTATTCTTATCCGTTGGTATTACCGCCTCACCTTCGTTAAGCCAGGCAGGTATAGTATCCACCCCTCTAGGATTACCGTTTAATCCAACAAAGGCAGTACCTTCTGCGTAAGCAGGTACTTGAGATTGATTAACTATTGCAATGGATTGACCTATTGCAGTCGTAACCGCAGCAACCCCTGAAATAATATTAGCAGCAATAGCAAATGGCGTAGCGGATTCTTTTGTAATGTTTGCAATGATGTTAGCGATGGATTCAGCTAACTTTAATTGAATAGCAAATAAAGCCAATGCCTTTTGAAACTCGGCGTTCTTTTGACCTGATGCAGCCGCAGCATCTCCAATAGCGGTAAACAACTCAGATATTGAACCAGCAACTTGAGCTACGCCTTCAGATGTTTTTATGATATTATTAATCCGTTTAATAGTAGGATCTTCGGCTTCAGCAAGCTGTTGGTTGGCTCTAACATAGTTTTTAATTGCATCTGTATTTTTATTCCAGGCTTGCTCTTGTTGTGGCAATAAATCGATTAATTCTTTTGTAGGTTCTTTAATGACACCTTGTAATTTAACAGTACTATCTAATGCGGCATTATATTCTAGTTGAATCTTTTCAAGTCGTTCTGTTAATTCAGCTATTTTACGTTCTTGTTCGTAATAGTCCTTACCTAGCGTTACGTTATCTGCTAATAATTTTTTGGCATCATTTAATTGCTTATTTAATAAATCAAATGCTCCTAACTGTTGTTTTTTAGCTTCTGTATTTTTCTTTGTTTCCTCAGTATCTGTTTTAACAGCTGTTGTTTGTTCTTTAACTGCTGTTGTGGTTTGTGTTATTTTCTTAGCTACTTTTTCTTGACCATCCCCTAACTTTGCAATCTGTTCTGCTATGAATTCAAAAGGAATTGCCAACTTATCAAAAACCTCTCCTAATAAACCGCCCTCTTCTCTTATTTGTCTAAACCATTTTATACCATCGGCTATAAGGTTAATTAAAGTTGATAGTATATCAGCAACTAATCTTAAAGGGCTAGTTAAAATATCAAGCACACCGCCTAAAATATCTAATGTTCCAACTAACTTATCACCTGCTGAAGTTGTGCCAGTTACTGCCTCAAATAAATTATTTAAAGCTGAAAATACCTGGTTAATTGGTTGGAAAATAGTACTAAATATTTCTCCAAGTTCAGCCATAACAGCGTTAAAATCTGTTTCTGCTGCGAACTCTGAAAGGCTATCTATTAAATTACTTATAACAGGAATAAAGGCGGCCCCTATCTCTTCCTGAATATCTCCTAACTGATTTTGAAACCTTATTAATTGCCCTTCTGTTGTTTCACCTGCTGCCTCTGCTAATCCGTTGTATTTACTTATTACTAAATCAACAGCAGCTCCGTTAGCTAACTGTTCTTTTGTTAATTTACCAAAGCCTGCATCTAATTTACCTAATCTCCCTACTGATCCTTCATAAGTTGCAGATAATTGCTCAGTTACTGTTTGTAAATCACCGCCCGTAACTGTAGCTAACTGAATAGAGGCATCAATCGTTTTCATAATTTGCTCCTCAGTCATACCTTGATTAGCTAGGAACGTTTGCGCCTGTTGAATCTGATCATCTGAATAAATGGTAGTTTTCTGAATCCTAGCAGATTGTTCAATGAGTCTTTGTTGAACCTCAGCGTTACCATTCAACGCAAACAATAATAACTTTGCATTTTTCTCAGCTTCTAAGTAAGCATTTACGCTTGCCTTTCCAAATTGAATAACCTGTTGTACTCCAAACGCTACACCAATAGCAGCACCTACACCTTTTAAACTATTTGAAACCTGGTTAAAACTTTCAGTAGCTGCCTTTCCTGTTTCAGAAGTTTTTTTCTGTGTAGTATCTAAGTCCTTTCGTACGTTAGCCAGATCAGTTTTAAAGCCTTTTACATCTGCCTGGAGTTCAAGTATTATTTTATCAACAGCCATGTTAATTTATATTATTGTTTGCTGCCTGTTCTGCTTTCCGTTTCTTAATTGTTCGTGCTAATATACGAAAAAAATCATCAACTATTCCACGATTGTATAATTATCTAAACGCCACCTCATCATCATTACACAATACCATTAAATTCTCTTTATATTCACTTACAAAGTTGAAGACTTTATCTCGCCAAGAATGGTATCGTATGTCATATTTGATTTTTCTACTATCCTTAGGTGTGCTTCCCACGTATCCTTGAGTCCGTTTATTAATTCTTTGGAGTTGGGTAAATATACGTTCAACCCACTCTCTATTATAAAAGGGTTAGCACCCCCTTCTCTTTTTAAATATTCAACCTTTTCTTTATGAATTACTTCGTTAATCTCAAACGGATTCTCATCATTACGGATAAGATTCAACGCTGCTAATTCAGTCATGATGTCAGGGTGAAACATTAGCGTTTCTTTTCTGCTCTTAATCTCTTCTAACGCCCAAATAGCATGAGTAATGCCTTCCATTTTCTTATCCTCCTTCATGCTTGTCAACGTCTTATTTAAAGACTGCATACAAATCTCTACAAGCGTTTCAAATTCTGCCTTGCTCAATCTGTTATCTAACATAATAACCTGAACTTGAATACGTTCTAAACGATTTAATGGAATCATATCTGATGATTTGAACTTGTAATAGTCATACTGACCATCACTAAAAGCAAAGTCACATTTTTCTTTCCAATCTGTTTTCTTTAATTCTGCCTGTAGTTTTAAGATGTCATTCTGTAGTACACTGTAGATTTTCCTTACTATTGCCTGTTTCATTTTTCTAATTTATATAATATTTCATAAAATAATCCCGACACAAATATACAACTTCCACTCATTAATAAGCTATGCCACCCATAACCTAATAATAAACTTACTATCAATGTATAAAATCCACCCATACAATAGATACAATCTACCAATGGTTTACGAATTAAATTAGGTATCAACTTTGCAGGTTTCTCAAATATCATTCCATCATAGGTAGCTATCTTGAGCCCATTTACAAAGGCTGCCATAATTAAGATAATCTCTATCATATTGTAATGTTCTGAGTTGTGATAAACACCTGCTCATTAGTATCATTAAATGCCATTGAGAACTCTAATTTAAAACAGGTATAAGTTTCTGAATCAATTATAATATCCTCTTTTGCTGTGATGTCCGCAGCTTCCTCAGTTACCCAAAAATAATAATAAGCATAAGGATGATAGAACGCTGCGTGATCTGATAGGTCAATAGTTAAAATACTATTTGCATCTGATGTAGCTTCAATGCGCTTAATCTTATCTCTACTCTCATCATAAACATAAACCCAGTAATCAGTATTGGCAGCAGGCATCTCTCCTATAACTAAGTTCTGAGGAGTTTCACATTTATTAGGCGCAAGTAAACACTTTGCCGGAGTGCAATTAGAAATACATACTATCATCTGCCTTGTCTATTATAAGGTTTAACACTTTGATGCTTATTACGTTTCTTTTTAGATACTCCACGTTTGCGAGTACCGAATGAAACTTTTGTAGATTCTTTAAGCTGCTTTGCCATATAAATAATCAGCAAATGAATTAATATCAGTAAAAGATTGACCATCTATACTTACTGATAAATCTAATAGGATTACTCCATTATTAGTATAGCTGTGCATCTGATTTTCAGAAATGATTTCATATTCCTTTCCATCTATTGATTCAAATAGATAAGGCATTCCATTCATTTCAAATCCGTTGGTAATTTTAATTATATTCATATTATATATATTTTACTGCTCTTGCCATTTCTACTACTGAACTATCTGCTGCATTTGTTAATTGTATGGAAATGATTATATAATTATCTACTGTTGTATTAAATGTAGCTGAACTTTTACCATTTGCAGCAACATAATCACTATTACCTGATGTGCTTGCAAAAGTACCACTCAAAGTATTTGAATTAATCCTAAATGTTCTTATTCCTTGAGGTAATACTTGACTTGATGCTGCCATAAAAGTAGCTATTAATGTAGCACCTGTTAAACTTGCAGATGTATTTGTATATGCTCTTAAAGATTGATTACCTGCACTACCAGTTTTAAAAGACCTTGCTAATATTTCTAACATACCATTACCTGTAAATGTATTTGCAGGGATTAATAAACTCCTTGATAAAGTATCATTAGTAGTACCTGTTACAGCTGTTCCATTTGTAGCACTTAAAGCTATTACTGAAGGATTAGCACTACCACCTGAATATTGTGGAATATTTAATGTACTTCCAACCAATGTTGCAGCACCACTTGTTCCAGTTGTGGTTAATGTTAACGTATCTTGTTTACCTGCTACGATATTAGATACAGTTACCTTTTTAGTTGATCCACTCTGTACGATAGGAACTACCTCAGTACCGGCTAATGGAGTTGTCGCATTGTTTAATTGCGATATTTTAATGTTACTCATATTTATTCAATTATTAAATTATTATTGTCTTCTGTCATTAAAAATTCTAATAGCTCAGTCATTATTTCAGTTTCCTCATCCTCAATAGTCTGCTGAAACAACTGAAACTTTATTATGTTACCCCATCTCATATTAATATATTTTATTTAAAACAAAAATATCTGAATAGATAGTATTACCTGCATTATTACTACCCCATTGAACTGTTATATCTAATGTGTTAGCAATCGTAGTATTAAATGTAGTATTATTAACCACATTAAAAGCGAAGCCCTGAGTAGTAGCGTTAGATGTTTTAACATAATGGAATGTACCTAATGAAACTATCGATGCAGTACCTGTACCTCCAATCTGCCTAATGGTAAAATTTAAGTTCAAAGAAAATACATCATTAGTAATATTACTAATATTTTGAACACCACTATCTAAAAGTATAACCGATCCTGATTTAACCTTTATTCTTATTGTTTGATTATTAGCAGCAGTTAAAACACCTCCTAAAATAGTTGTAAAACTATCACCTACTGCAAAGCCATTCGCAGGTACAGATAAAGTACCTACTCCTCCATTAATTAATGATGTCTCTACATTCGTTCCTGTAATTGGTGTGCTATTTGCTGTCTGTGCAAATAATCCGTAAGCAGTATTAGGGGGAATGCTATTAATCTGATTCTGTAACTTACCAAAGGCTTGAAGCACAGTATCAGTTGCTGTAATAGTACCTGTTAACGCAGTATTCAATCCTGTTAGGACTGTACTACGCACCTTGTTTGAGATGTTGTTTATATTTATTATTAATCCACTCATAAATCAATATCAATTGTTAAATCACTACAAGTATTATAAGTTCCATTCTGAACTAATACGCTATCCACAAACACATCATAATCTATATCTACACAAACTCCAGGAACTGGATTAGTCGAACATCCATAATTATCAAAGCACTTCTGATTAGCTCTCAACACAATATTGTAATCCACAATCACAGCATCAAGATCGTGCCTCAATCCTAAATCTACATTCTCAAATATCCCTGCTAAATCCTCTTTATTTGTCGAATAGTTAGTTACATTCACAGCAACTCTATCCACTCCAATCACAGGGCGCAAGGATGGAATACTCCTGCGGTTAATTGCATTCACAATATTATTAGCCACATATTCCTGTGAGTAGTTATTGTCCTGGTAGATATTCCTTCCGTGAATCATAACCGCCCTCATCGGATGGCTGTACTGTCTATACGCTGATGAAGATATAACTCTATCCAAGTCCTCCATTGCAGCAGTACCATTCTTTAAATGGAATATCAAACCATTGCGAAAGTCATACGATGTTATAAATCTTAGATTATCTTTGCCTGTGTATATGGCAGGGAATGTTTTATCATCCTCTGTAATCAGTTCAGTCAAACCCTTTACCTCCTTAAAAATATTTAAGTTGGTTAGGTTAGTATTTATATAACTGATGACAGCTTCAATCATAATTACAAAGTTAATTATTTATTTATATTTTCCAATAATATCTCTCTAAATCTTTTTACGATAAATCCTCTCTCTCCTTTCGTTAACTTAAACATATTAGGGTAGCGTTCCAGTATGCCATCAATCTTACCGGCAGGATTATTTGAAGATGCTATAAGCTGAACAAAGATACTTACACCTGTCTGTGTATTCCTTGCCAATGGATTTTTACCTGCGTTCTGAAACATCCGGCGAAAGTTACCAAACAGCCATAAATTAACCTTACCTCCTGATCCTTTACCTACTGCCTGCTTAAACTGTCCATACCCACCTGCAAAGTATGTGGACTTCCTACGATTGCCATTAGCAAATGTAGGGCTGTTACTATTCTTACCTCTTGGTGGATTTTTACGTGGTGTGTACTTAGATAGGTTACTTGCATATATTGGCTTTCGGCTGTAGTTGTATGCTGTGCCTTCGCCTGGAGTTCCTTTGTCAAATACTCTTTTACTCTGCCTACTTATAATCTCATTAGTAAGCTCATAGTAGTTCTTAACATCTATTGACTTACGAAGTTTCTCTAATGTGGCAGCTGCCCACTCATCTGCATTTTTATAAGTAGCCATAAGCTACGAATATACAAAAATTTATCTAATAATAAAATCTCTGTTCCACATATTCAAGTCATATATCATCGCATCCAATAAGTCTGACTGCTGCGTTACATCTGAACGGTTATCTTTCATCCTATGCCCGTCTGCCTTAGCTTTAACAAACTCACAATCTCTTATTAACTCTTTATTCTTTGGATGTATCAATATCTCATCATAGTTACTAAACATTGCGTTACACAATACCCTCGCTTCCTGATGCGTTGGATTAGTTGAGTTCAAATGAAGTTGATTCAAACTTATGCCGAATGTCCTAACAACTTTATCCCATATCGTAGTACCTACCTTACCTAATACGTTCTGAGACCTGCCTGATGTATCACCAGTTACTTGGTACAAGTTATACCTTGCCTGCGCCGGTGTTCTGTCTTTTATTATTTTAACAATTGCATCGATGTACTCCATACCTTGTATATGCTCAGGAGTTACAACCACAGTATCAAAGTAATGAATGTAACGCTTACCATTCTTTACTCCTCTATGCGCTAACGTACAAACAAACGGATTCACGTTAAAGTCAAAGCTAACATAAACCATATTAGTTGGTTCGTACAATGCCAACTCTGAAACGTGCCTTTGTCTATCGAATGCATACAACCAGTTCATACCTGCTAAAGTAACACGTTCACATAATACCTCACGCCTGAATGTGTACTTATCATATACTTTTTCCAACGTATTAATGTAATTGGCTGGCAAGTTCTTTTGATTATCGTAGGTTGTACCTATTACTAATGGTATGCTGTTCTCTCCGTAAATCAGTTCATCAATCTCAGGGTTAGAATGTGGAGGCGTTAACGTATAAAAAGTTCTTGGATTCTTTGATCCTGACATACGACCTAATACAATGTTAAGTTGATCCAATGAGGCTTCCTGAATTTCATCGAGCCAAGTCCATCCGAACTCAACTCCTCGTATCTGTGTTTCAAGTGAGAAGGTATAAATTTGACAACCGTTATAGAAACTCCACACGCCGGTGTGATCCGTAAACTTTGAACGGTAATTAAAATGTTTCTCAGGATTTTTGTTTACATAGTAATGCTCATTCTCATACAAACCATACAGCGCAAGTATCTGTTTAAATTCCTTTAATGTTGCTTTTGTTAACTGCTTATTTGTATTTGATGCAATGCCACCCAATTCATTAGGTCGCTTTACAATCATATCCAAAGCGAAATGCGATCCAGTTATTGTCTTACCGGATCGTATTCCACCCAAATATGCTGATACAGATTCTCCCTTACTGAGCTGTAGTGCTTTCCACTGTTTCTGATGCAGAACTATCATCTTTCATCTTTATTGTCTGCAATGAATCTTTTGCCATCTTTAAACCTGTGTACATACCTACAGCAGCCGCATGACCTATTATCTGTAGATAATCCTCATGTTTAAGATTCTTAACTTTTTTCTTTGCACGATTGCAGTAGTCGGTTACTAAATTATTCGCCGTCAACTTCACTCGATGCTGTTCCTGTTCCTGTTCCATTTGATTCGTATTTAATTGTAATTTGTGGTATTGTATATCCTGGCTTGTCTTTTTTATCCTCTTCATTTAAGCCGTCTAATCTCGCAGCTAAGTTAGCGTTGAAGATTCCAGCCATTGCACCCTCTATACGAGATACGCTGCACGCCTTCTTTATAGCGCGAGTGATGTGGAGATAATCTGCGTAGGATGGGTTTTTACCATCGCAATAATCAGATAAATCAGGATACTTTATAACACCTTCCTGAGATAACCAAACTTCAAAACCTTGAAACGTTAAAGGGCGCTGTTTCTCTCTATAAACAGAGTTACCATCCTTACCAACGTAGTCATGTACTAATAACGGATTATTCTTAACATACTCAACGTATTTTAAGAAATGATTCCATAAATCTTCAGGTGTTTTAAATGTCTTTGGTTTACCTATCATTATTTTTTCTTTTTAGGTGCATAAGTTGGTAAGCCTTTAAAGTTTGTTTCTTTGCTCCATTTAGAACAGTTCCAACTACCTGCCTGTCCTACTGATTGTAAGTAGTAACAAAGTCCCTGTTGCTTTTTAGATTTGAATGGCATATTAGATTAGTTTTAATTGTTTCAATTTAGCTGTAGCCCATCGTTTACCTGCCAATCCACCCCAGAGCAAAAAACTCACGCTACCGCAAGCCTCTTCATCATTCTCATTGTAATAAGCCTCAGCCCTACTTAAATACGAGTACATTCTCTGTATTGTTTCAACTGAGATAGGCTCTTTATTTGCCAGTTGCTGCGCCCTTACCTTACCTACCTGAGTAGCACAACGATTACCTAACTTCTCATTAATAGCAATAGCACGTTTAGCATTATTAACTACTGATTCAGGATAATCGTTATAAGATGCCATATATTCGTTATAAGAATTAAATGCCCAATCCCATGCATCAATCTCCCACTCAGAAGGGTAAATCATTTGATGATATTACTTTAGCCTGTTGAACTTCCTCTTCTTTCTTTTCAGCTTTCTGAATAGTTCCACTTGTCCAAACTACCTTACCATTGCCAACATAATACTTAGCTTTCTTTGCCTCACGTTCCTCTTTTTTCTGAGATACGTGTGCGCTTACGTTTTGCCCGTATTGGTTTGTCTCATCATTGATGTTTACAGTAATTGCAACACCTTTCTCCTGTTTTGCTTTAACTACTTGAAGCAAGGTTTCTAAAACCTCAGCTTTCAAATAAATGTCTAAAATGCTTGCCATGTTTTATAATTTTAATGCAAGGTATAAACTTTTTTATTATCTACCAAATTTTTTAAGATCATCACTCAGCATCCAGTTAGTTTTTCCTGTTTGAATATTTTTAACAAGATCGTAATATCCATCATTTCTTTTTTCAGTAGCTATGATGATAAACTCAACGCCTTGAGCTGTAAATTTAAACGCCATAATTTATAAATTTATCGTACCATTCAACAAAAGAATCAAAATCTCTAACAATAATGTAAACACCTCCGGCGGCTTGTATATGCTGTTCGTATTTTTTCTGAACATCAGATTGTCTGTCCTTTGCGTATTTAATCTCAATTTTAACAGATACCCCAAAAGGAAAGTTATTAGGTTTAATCGTAGCTGATATATCTGCGCTGCCTTTCGTTCCTGTTCCAGGTATGAAGTACCCACCTTTAACGCTGCCTTTATCAACTATCCATCTTCCAGTTGTGCTGATACGTTCAGCCTGATGTCCTGAATAATTTAGAAATTCAATAACGCATTTAGTAAGTCCGTTTGTGGAATTATCGTTAAATGATTTTTTCGGCAGAGCATACTCCGGAAAGTTAGGATGTTTTGCCTTATTATAATCTGCGTGTAACTTCTGTAATCTTAATTTGTTGTTTTTAGTCATTTTTATGCGTTTTAAACCACTTTTATACTGTCATTGGTATCTATATACCACAAAGGTAAAAATAATTCGTTAGAAGGCTTCTAAATTCGTTTGT